CAATCCCTCATAGCTGCCTAGAAGTGCTGCAAACTTCTCATCAAATCCACCAGGAATGTTTTGGACTGAAGTAGTGCCACCTCCACCTGTAGTGCCAGATCCACCTCTCATCTCTGTAGATGCATCAGTCTCTTGACTACCTCCACCACCTACTCTATTTTTTCTCTCCTCTAATTTCTTAATACCATCCTTGAGGATACCAATCATACTATATCTACCCTTCGCTATCATTGAGAAGGTAGTGCCTAGAGAGCTTCTAGGTTTTTGTCTCTCCTCTCTCATGGTGTCTACCTGTGGTGTAGGTAGTGCTCTTACTCCACTTGCTGCTGCTCCACTAGACCCTACACCTCTACCAAATGCCTGACTGACCTGTTGCATTTCAGGTCCTAATACTCTCTTTACAGGAGGTGAGAATACACCAAACATGTTGATACCACCAACAATAGCATTCTGTAGTGATATACCAACCATGTCAGTTGCTTTCAGCATCAGTGCAATATTAGGTGGCATAAAGTCCATACCACCTGCTGCCTGTATTACTCCACCTGCAGCCATCTGAGCTGGTTGCTCTATATTTGGTCTCTGTCTTATAATCTTAGGTTTTATTACCTTTTTCTTATCTACATCCCCACTAATTGTTTCGGGTTTGGTAAACTTTCCACCCTTATCAAACTGCTCAAGATCTGGTTTCTTGTCTGCACCTTTTGCATTTGCTACCTGATCTAACTCTATATCTCTGCCAGGATCCTTACGTCTTATAACATCCCATGCAAATCCTATGGGATTTAAGGTAAATGCGACGATATTCTTAATTAAATTGAAGGTAAACGACAATACTTTAAAGATTGTCTTAATGGCACCACCTAATACGAGACCCACAAACTTCATAATAGGAGTAATTGCCTTCATGATAGTGCCGACAATATTCCCCAGTGCCCTAAAGAATGTGCCGATCAACTCCTTCATTGGCTCAATCAATGGCATAAGAGGTGCTAAGAATACCTCTTTCATCATGTTGAATGTGCGTGCAATAGGCTCAAAGATAGGTTGAATAATAGGTCCTATCTTACTACCAATAAAATCACCTAAGAAGTCACCGATAGCAGCACCGATCATAGGTCCGAAAGGTCCTAAGAATGGTAAGAATGCTGCACCTGCTGCTGCACCTGCAATACCACCAACTGCTTTACCTACACCTGCACCTACTGCTGTGCCTGCTGCTTCACCTGGTCTATCTCCCCCAAACGCTCTAGCAAGTCCACCAACTGCAGATGTAGCACCTGCCAACATAGTGGCACCACCGCCAGGTATCCTTCCTTTGATTCCTTTGAATGCGTTACCCATACGTCTGGAAGCACCCATCTTGGCACCACTGATCTTAGACGTTGGTCTAACTCTATCGTTAAATGCTTTTATACCGCCAGGCTGCTTACGAGCTGCCTTACGCATCGTCTCATACTCTTGTTTTGTATAAAAACGATTAGTCTTTTTATCGTAATATCCGTCCTTTACTCTTGCTTGTGCTTGTTGTGTGCCTTGCTCTACTTGCTTAGCTTCACCAAAAATATTTGTTAGTCTACCTACATCACTAAACAACTTCCATGGCATTATGATGTATTGTGCACTTCGCAATACAGCGAGTCCTGTAAGTAGTTGCAGTGCACCCTTGAAAAATCTAAACGTGCGATTTATCTTTCCTTCGTTGAGATCACTATAATCTCCGAACATTCTAGTAAGACCGTCACCAATAAATCCCACACCCATTCGGGTGATTTTATATGCAAACTTAACTAGTGACGCTACTATCTTAAATACTGTCTTTATTGCCTCTCCATTCTGCTGCATCCATGAGAGACCACCAAAAAGGACAAATGCACCGAATATAGAGCTGAAGAAACCACCGATACTATTCATGATTTTCATGAATGGTCCTAATTCCCTCTTCTTATTCTCTTCCTGCTTTGTTATCTCTTTTCCTTCGTTAACCTTCTCAGCTATGTCTTCTGACATATCACGTTTAACACGCTGTTTCTCTCTCTTTTTCTGGACTTTAAGGCGTGACGCTATGAGTTTCTTCTTCTTATCCTGCTCTGCGTTATATTTGTTTTCCTCTTTCACCTCATCCATGAGGTAATCTTTCTGGAATTGAGTGATGATAGACATCTGCTCAATCGACTTACCAATACCCTCAGTGGTCATACCAAGTCTGTTCACACTCTTCCGAAGTCCATTCATGTTGGTGCCGACCGCAGTCGTGGACTTGAAAGGTTTAACAGTAACGAATGACCGTATTGCTGACATTAGAGATTAACACGATTCCTATTATTCTCTGCTGCACGGCGTCTTTCCTCTTCTTGGAGGAAGGCGAGTAACAAATTAACATAGACATCACGCTCCCATGGGATCATATTCTCTAACTCAGTCAAAGAATATTTGTGATGTTGCATCAACGCAAAGTTAGTCTTGTATAAGTTTTCAAGACTGTCATGCAACAGACTTATGCGAAAAAAGCCGCTAATCCCTCAAATGTGATGTCATTATCTTTTTTGGTCTTAGGATTCCGCACGCTCATGGTATAACTGAGTTTTGGAATAGTTTCAAAGAATTCTTGGATCTTCGCAAATTGGTCTGAATTTAGACTTTCTAGAAAATCAACTGCTTCTTTCTTAGTGAAACTATCATAAACCTCATCACCATCAAATGCTTGTCCAATACAACTTGCTGCAAGTTGGAAGACATCATCAATGGTTTGCTCACCTTCTGTCATATTCTGTTGGACGAAGATATCAAGTGAAGGATACTTCATAATAACTCCAACATCATCAGTAAACATGATTTTAGGGTCATGACCATCAGGCACTTGTAATTCAACCTCATTCAGTGGCACAGATACATCTACCTGTGTTTCACCGTCATCTGGCATTGTTACCTTGAATTCACTGACCTCACCGACCGCCTTCGATCTGATTTTGAGGAAAACATACTCAATTTCAAAAGTCGCGAGTTTTTCAACTTGCTTGTCCAAGAGAGACGTGCAGTTCTTAATGATAGTTTTAACTGCCTTAACCATCTCCTTCTCATCCTTCGATTCCATGGCGAGATAGAGTAGTTTCTCTTCTTTAACAAGGAAAGGACGGTAAGTAAGTTTCTTACCCGTGATCGGGATTTCAAGGTCATGCTCAGGTAATGCAATTTTGGGTAATGGCATAATATATCCAATATGTAATTTTATTTAGAGACCAAATCCAACGAAATTGTTGAGACCTGTGTCTATACTCAATGCATCTAGCACTCGTGTATTTTCCATGTCGATAACGACATCTTCAATAGCACCTTTAAACATTTTTGCATTGTTTGGTGTGTCCATACGATATCTCTCATAGTAGAAAGATATATCTAATTTGATTAGATCTGTAGGTCCATTATTTAGCGTGATCGCAGACATGTCAAATGGGAATGCCCCATACATTGTCCAACAAGCGGATACACCGTTAAATCTTTGTCTTGCAGTCGCATTCTCACCGTTGTCTTGTCGTTGCTTTCGTTTTCCAACATAATTAGATCCTAACTCCCACTTAATAATACGCACTTTACTGGTATATTGATCGTAGAATCCAACTCTGTTTTCTGAGTCAGATGCAGTATAATTCATCCATCTCTCGAAATACTCTCTATGATACATGTCTTTAGGTAGCAAGAATGATACTTGCATTTCACTAAAGGTAGTATCAGTAGCGAATCTTCTCATAGCACCTACGTCTCTTACTGTGCCAACAGTAATACGTCTGCCAGGTATACTTACAGTGTCAGCGTAGAAATTCATCATTTCGACGTGCTCACGGTATCTCTTCATTGTAGTTTGATCTTCAATACCTACAAGACCAAGCAACTTATCCAGAAACTCAATACCTGTTACATCTTTTGAATGAAACAGTCCACCAATCGATGACATCACAGGTGGTGGATCGATTGCTACTTGGAAGAGATTAGATCGTGCAGGTGATTTATTACCTGACCCGATCAATTCTCTCATACTATTGATAGAATTGGGTTGGCGATACATTAGACTCGGCTCCAGATTACGCTACTAGGCACTTCCACTTTGACTCCTGCTCTCGTAAACAGAAACTGCTCTAGAGGGAGTGGGACATAATCTGTAAATGCTGTAGGGGGCACTATGTATATATTAGATGCACTAGACATAAAGTATTTATGATAGCAACGTGAGGGATATGTAGTTGCACCTCCTGCCCACGATTTTCCTACTATTTGTCTAGCAGATGGGCGTAAATAGTGTATATTACCACCACTAAACTGCCCTAAAAAGTTATCTACGTCAGTTACAAGTGTTAATGGGTGCATGTCATACCAGTCTAATCGTGCTGACTGTGCTACATAGTCATAGAATAGTATGTCCCCTTCTTGTATAGGACGCCCTAAGGACTCTAGACCATATCTAACCTGTGAGCGATACCAGTCCTTTGACTGACTTCGCCCTGCTGCTAGATCTTTTACGTCTTTGAATAGACTCATACCTTAAGGTGTTTCTCGGTGAGTATCATAAATTCCATGTTTCGGTCAAGACAGTATTCAGTCGCTGCTTTCCATTTTGCCTGATTAATACCGTAAGTCTTGACTTCAGTGATATATTTCTTTGTTTGTCTCTTTGGTCGTTTTGGCACCATACATTGTTTCTCTGGTTTCACCTCAACGATGTATTTCTTAATTACATTGTTTCTTGTGCGTGCTTTTACATAGAAATCAGGAAAATACCTGTGCACACGACGATCTACAGGTGACACATAGGGTATAACGATCTCTTCACTACCCCATTGGAGCACATTTTCATTCTTATCACACCAGACCATAAACTTTCTTTCCCACAAACTCCTATAAATAATATTTGTAGGATCACCTTTATATTTTTTCGGTTGTGATGGTCTGTATCGTCCCGAATATGCCATGGCAAATAGACTATTAGTATTCCCCAGATCAAAACCTTATGGTGCGTCTCGCTCTGAGAGTAGAGGAGATGTATCGCATCATGACGCCTATCCTACACAGGTGATTGATTATCTAAAACTTGACATCTTTGATAGTCAAGAAGGTAACCCATACAACAATATAGGTGGAGATTCAACAGCGACAGTAAGTCACTCTATTTATTTATACCTTCCTCCCAAACTTTCCGAGCAGTTTAGTGCTAACTACACCAACCACAAACTAGGTCAGGTTGGTAGTCAGATGGTTGGTATCGGTGCAGAGGGTTTCCAAGACGAGGGATTTAAAGATAAGATTCAAACTGCTGCAGAAGGTGCAAAAGCACAACTTGGTTTTAAGATGGGTGCAGATGCCATCAATAAACTGGTTGGTATGACTGGTGGATCAAGTAGTCTTACTGCTAACAGTATTTCAGCATTAACCCAAAAACGTGTCTTCAACCCCTACGAGGAGACTACATTTGAGGGTATGAATTATAGAAGACATAACTTTAACTTCAAATTAGTGCCTAAGAGTGCGAAAGACGTAGAAATGATTGGTGAGATCATCAAAACTCTTCGTATCGCTATGTTGCCTGGCAGCAGTAAGAAGAAATGGTTGACTATACCTGATTACTTCAAAATCGGTATTGTTAGATATAGTGATGATGGCACAACAGAAAGAATTTCGACACCTGGCGATAAAGGTGGCGTATTACAAGATTTGTATCGTTTCCCAACAAAACTTGTGTTGACAGACATGGGAATTGACTATTCTCCTGACGGTAACTACGCAAGTCTGAAGTCATTCTTTGGTGAAACAGATAATTACTCTGACTATGATTATGGTCCTGTGAGTTATAATTTAGCACTTACATTCAGTGAGACTGCTCTTCCAATCAAAAACTTCTACGACTCTGAGTATCAGTATAACGAAGAGGGTGAGTGGAATTGGGATGACTGGTCAGGTAATGAAGACGAAAATGCAACAGAATCATGAGCACTTACTTTTCCTATCTACCTAACGTTAATATTAGAAAAACTGGTTATCGGGCAGATAGCACGTCTCCTTATATTAATGCAAAGAATATCTTTCGCAGGATCAAGATCCGTAGTGAGTTAGATGACATTATATTGGGATTTGAGAAGTATTATGTCAGAAACAACGAAAGACCAGATCAACTTGCCCAGAAGTTTTACAACGATACTAAGTATGACTGGGTTATCTTGTTATGCAACGAAATAACCAATCTATACAATGATTGGCCAATGAATGAATACGAGCTAACCGAGTATGTCATTAGAAAATACAATTTTAGCACTCCTAGCGATATTGGTAAAACAAGACACTGGGTCACTAGGGAAGTTAAGAAGGATGGTAGGGTGTTTCTACCTGCAGACTTGGAAGTGCCCGAAAACTTCGAGTTTACACTTCCTGGCGGAGAAGTAGTAGAAAAGGCAAATCTTGTAAGACCCATTTCTTACTATATGCACGAAATGAGGTTAAATGAGAGAAAACGTCTTATTTACATTTTACGTCCAGATTACCTAGATGACTTTGTAGAAGAATTCTTCAGTTTGGTCTCATATCTTCCAAATGACGAATTAGAGGCAGATGTCTTCGGAAAGGAAACAAAGACTACTTTCCGCACAGTCGAAGAAGTCTTCAAACCTACAAAACGGACATATTCAACAGAAATCGGAAAAACACCTTCTATCACATTCTTGGCACAACAGCAACTTACGTCCAGAGTGTATTCACCTCTTGGTGGTGTTACTGCGTCTGGGGCAAATGTTGCATCAACACTCAGTCCATTTGATCAAGCGGGGCAGTTTACAAATGAAAGTAATACGAGCACTAGTGATAATAACACCTATAGCAGTGGCAGCAGTAGTAGCAGCTCAAGCAGTAGCAGTAGTAACAGTTCTTCTTCATCTTCTAGCAGTAGCTCATCATCCTCATCCAGTGGCTCTTCGGGATCTTCTTCATCAGGATCATCAGGGTCTTCTGGATCCTCAGGAGGATATAGTGGAGGGTATGGAGGAGGTTACTAGGTATTAATACTTAACGCGACCCCCCAGACAAAAAAATACCCCGAATTTTTTTTCGGGGTATCTGTAACTAAGAAGTCGATTTTGGTTTTCGACTTAGATATCCTTTCTCTTTCAAATAATGTAGTGCATCCTTCAGACCACCTAGATGTTTACTACCTAATGTAATCTGAGGGAAGTGTGCGTCACATCCAAACTCCATCTGAAATTGTTGATAAGAAAATTCGTCGTTGACATAATATACTCTATACTTGGCACCCAAACTAGTGAGTAGTTGACATGCTCTCTCACACTCTTGCGAGTTATCACTATAGATAACTGCTATATTCATGTCTGTCCTACTCGATGGGCAGCAAACTTATCGTGGTTACCATCGCCAGGCATTTTACCATAGGCAACGTATTCGATTGCTTGCATTGATCCTTCTAATCTTTTTAGATCGGATTCGTTTTTAACATACTCATCGTATGCTGATTGTAACTCTGCGTTTCGTGAAGACAGTTGCATAGTCCTCTTTGTGAAACGTTGTATGAGTTGCTCGTAAGATTCTACTGGTTTCATTCACCTAATCTGTGGATAACAGGTTTTTCATGTTTCAATATATTATATAGTTTCATACACTCTGCACATGATACAGGGTAAAACTCTGCGTCAGGATTAAAACCATCATACCTCTTTGCTTGGTTGATAACGATGCTTCCTTCTTTTCCTGACTCTGATCTATGGAATGTGCCACGAGGTATAATCAACGCACCACTATGCACATCAAGATGCACAATATGGTATGGGAATTCCCATTGCTCGTTAACTAATTCAAACACTCTGGTGCCTGACACCACTCTGTTGTAGTCGTCTTGAAAGGAATGTATATAAAATTGTTTCCCTCCTACACAATCAGGTGGTGGTGATACAGCAGGTCCTGTATGCACTACCAAGTCAGCAGCAGTAGATTCCTCTACTGATATATCATAAAAAATAACACCGTCTGTTTCTCTAAACACACGGTGTTTCTTAAAATGTACGTCACTCATGTGACCGCCACTCCTTTCTCATCTGTTTATATGTATCATTCTTTGCAACAATATCTCTAACTTGTTTAAATATTTTAGCAGACTGAGCATATTGATTAGTCAAATGATCTGGATCTTGGGGTCTTACGTTACCTTCTTTATCATATTTCTTTCCTGTCTTGTGATTAGCGTATCGTCTTGACCTAGTAAAACCCATCTCCAAAAACTTACGACACATATCCATGCCTATAAAGTCTTCGCTATCTCTATAGTCTAGATACATAGCGAAGATTTTATTAGCAGACTTTACTGCAATCTCTGGAGTCTTAAATCTCCAATGAGCACATATGTCGTTAGTATAAGGGCGTACCAGTAAAACTCCTTGCTCCCCCCTTCCAATGCGATAAAGCATCCGAGTTTCTGCATCTGTAAAGTCAAGAGTTTTGTAATCGAGATCATAATCAAACTCCTTCATCAACCACCGTCTGCTTCACAACCTACGATAGCACCGCTAACGATACCAAGAGGGATAGACCAGATATAAGCATCTGATTCAGAGATCCCACCTGCAATACCGCCACCAAGGATACCGCCTAAGACGGCACCTTGTGAGCAATCATTGTTGTCTTCCTGTGGTGCAGGATCAGGGACTGGAATGCCTCTGATAGGAGGGTTAGGTCTTGGTCTCCAATACCTATCTCCATAGCAAGGGACAGGGACAGTCTTGCGTTTGTAGTCAACGTAACCAGGACTCTGTGAGGTACCAGGAATATATACTTCCTTGTATCGTTGCTCATAGCATTTGCGAGAGCGAGATCCAGACCACCCACGATACTCACGCTCACCAGTATAAGGACTGATTGATCCGTTGTGGTGTGCGAGAGCAGCAGTTGGAGTGGAGATGACACTCAACAGTGTCATGGCAGTTAACATTGACTTCATTTAGTCTTCTTCCGCTAGTTTTGCAAAGTAGGAGAGATCTACATCCTCATCCTTCTGTAATGATTCTACCTTATCTCCAAACCCTGTGCGAAGATCAGGGACACTTTGTGAAGTGTCTTCTGCTTCGTAAGTCTCAGGGTCAGGACGCTTAGGTGTAACCTTCAGCACAGAATTGAGACGTGTCTCCAACTCTTCATAGGTCTTAAACTGTGACTGATTAGTGAAGTCCTTAAGACTATAAGATTGTTTCCAAACTGCTTCCAACTCATCGTCAGTCATCTTACCTAGAGTAGATGGGTTAGCAAACCCACTCTTATCATAATTCCAGAAACCTGCAACCTTACAGATCTTCAGACGGAAGTCAGCACCTTTCCAAAGATCAAATGGATTGATTGCTTGCTCGTCTTCAAACTCAGGTTGTGCAGCAGCGACGATCTTGTCATGAATCTTCTTACCATACTTGTAGAGGAAGACCTTGCCCTCATTCTCAGGATTCATTTCATCCTTAACAACATAGATGTTGCTGTAGTATGAGAGTTTACGCTTCTGCTTTCTAGCAATTTCTTTATCAGAATCGTTGCCACTATTCCACAACTCACGGTTGAGGTCAGAGACAGGATCCTTTTGTCCAAGTGTTGTCAAACTGTTTTCGATATACCATCCACCAGGACCTTGGAAGGCATGACTCCAAACCTGTGCCCAAGGAAGGTCTTCCCCATCAGGCTCTGGAAGGAATCGAATAACAGCATACCCATTACCGCTCTTGTCGAGAGTTGGTTTCCATAGACGCTCATCAACTTGAGCACTGCCTGCAGGTTTTTGTAGTTTTTCAATCTCCTTTGTAAGTTTTGCAAAGGATGACCCTGAGGCTTTCTTGAGTGATGCAAATGACATCTTGTATTCTCCGTGTTTGTATTTTGGCATTTGTTGCCACCATTTATGGTGACATACTATTTATCCCTTGTCAAGGGATTGTGTGCGATTCTTGATGATGATATCCTTACCGTTGTGACTAAAAATAATCTCGTCGTCAGGATCCCACATCAATTCCTCCATGACATCGTTGAGACGCTTCATGTCTTCCCATAGTTGCTCAGGATTCGGCATTCTTTAACTCCTTCTTCCAACCTAACAATTTATCTTCCATTACTTGTAGCACAGACATGAGATCCATGCCACCTGTGGTCTTCATGGACATCGTATCAACTCTATCTTTAATAAAATCGATTGCCTCATCAGCACCTTCTTCATGTGATGCTAGTGCTAATCGTGCATAGAATACTTTCTGTTTTGCGATTAGATCTAAGGTCTTATCTATATGCTCTACTCTTTTCTTGATGTCATACTCTGCAAATCCTGCAGACATCTTGAGCAATTCAGTATAGGTTGTTTGAATATCTTCAAGTGATTCTCTCACTTGATCGCTGTGGAAAAAATCTTCTGTCATAGGGGGAGGACACCTCTAGAGGTGCGTTTAACGTAGTTTAATTGTTGGGCATCCCATTTAATTTTATCTTTGAGTGGACGAGAGATCAATTTGTTAACAACTTCAATCTCTATACCATACTCTTCACATACTGTAGTGACTGCTTCAATATAATTTAGCAGTCCTTCACTTTCTTTGACAAGGGTCTCTACTAGTGAAGTAAATTTTCCTTGTGTCATAAATTCTTTTTCAATGTCATTCATTTGGTGACCTCCACATACATGCGTGAGACTCCACCAGATTCAATGAGACCTGAGGGAAATGCATTTGCTGCGATAGTCATGCGGGGTCCATTAGTGGTGTTAGGTTGTGCGTAGTGTCTTATAGTAGGAGGAAAACAGATAAACTTACCTGCTTCTGTTGGCTCCTCATGCACTAGATGATATTTTGGATCAGTATAATCTCCGAAAGGTGAGATGTTAGTATTACTATACCATGGATTTGGCAAAAGCCAAACCGTTTTGTCTTGTGGTAGACCAGACGCATAGTAATTACTGCTCAGAAAACAATTAGGATGCGTGTGATCAAAGAAATAATCTGTAGGATCATTCTTGTTTGCCCAAGACGATACAAACTTTAGAGAGGTAGCGTTAGGTGCAATCTCTTTTCTTACTTCCTCTAGACACTCATTCATCCATGCAAACAGATCAGCAAACTGTGGTAGGTCATGCAACTGCTCACCTGTGCCACGCTCATTAATGCCTGCCCAGATCCAGTTGAAATCATTACGTTTCCACTTTAAGTTTTCTAATTCGTATGCAACCTTCTCTACATCACCAGGATAATAGAAACGAAAGAATGGTATGCCTAGAAAAGTATCTTTCATTGACGAGATTCGATATACTCTCTGTATTCTTTAATGTAATCAAGAAGTTTGTTAACATACTTCTCTTTATCATATCTCTGCTCGACTTGCATCTCGCCAGACTCTGATACAGATATTGTAACAAGTTTGTCAACCTCTATGCCAGTGTGCTCGTAATACATGTAAGCATACGCACTACACTGCACGAAATAGTTTTCCAACCACTCAGGTTTCTTCAATTCCCTTGTGGTTTTGAAATCAATTACAGCAAGTTCGCCATCAAACTCAGCAAGGCAATCAACACGGCCAGCGAGATATAGATTGCGAGAAAATAAAGGGGCTTCAATAAGGTGAATATTAGTAATCCGATCAAGATCCTTACGAGCAGACCTAAAAAGGTACGAGGTAAGACCCTCGCCTTCCGTACGGTTTTCAACATCTTCATTGCGTAAATACTTTTCTACTAGGTTGTGATACTTGGTGCCTCTCCAAGAAGATTTCATACGAATCTTCTCTGCCTCGTGGAAACCCACACGCTTTTGCCACTCAAGAATACCTGCCTTAGATTGGTGACCGATAACTGTAGTAACAGATGGCACCCATACATCGTCAAGTTTATAGAATCTACCTCGCTCTAAGGTGCGTGACTCTAATTCACAGATCTCCTTGGGAGATCCCACATAATTAAACATACTAATTAATATCCGAGTTGTATTTTACTAACAAGATACTCTTTGACAAGACCTGACCTTACAATGTCATCAATTCCAAACTCTACACATGTAAAGGATGGCATTTGCTTGAGGATTCTAAGGAAGTCTAGGATACCTTCTCTCTCGTTAGATCTAGTCAAATCTGACTGAAAGTAATCACCACAAAAAATAATTTTGCAGTCCTCACCAACACGAGTGATGATTGAATCTAACTCGTGGAAGTTTAAGTTTGAAAACTCATCAACAAGAATGATAGAGTTGTCAAATGTGGTGCCTCTAATAAAAGAGGTTGACCAGAATGAAATAGTTTCTTGTGCTCTAAGGTTAGAATACAATGCTTCAAAACTATTGTCATCAGGCATCTCAAACATATACTTTACCATATTTTTGTATGGGATTTGGTATAGGTTTGATTTGTCTTCGTGATCACCTGGCAAGAAACCAATCTCCCTTGTGGGGACTAGTGATCTTACCATGTAAACCTTTTCATACTTTGATGCAGGGTCAAGGCATTGTTTCAGTGCAAGATACAATGAAATGAATGTCTTACCTGTCCCTGCTGCACCATGGAGCACTAGGTTTTGTCCCTCACCATATGCCTTCCAGATCTTCTCTTGATTCTCTGTGAGAGGATCTATGGTTTTAAGGTGCTCAAGGTTGATTGGTTTCTTCCTTCGTAAGACCTTTGTTGGGATGTTTGCTAGTGACTTCTTTGCTCTTGGCATTAGGTGTATCTACTAAGGTTTGCTTTGGGGTGTGCTGCTTGGACTTTAGACATGACTTCTTTAAAACCATCAGACTGTTTAGGTTTGCCGTAGGTTGTGCCTGCGACACCTGCCTGCCAGTCCTTATCCCATTCGGGATTGTCCTCCCTCCACTTTGTATATTCTACCATAGTCATGTGAAATTCTTTCTTTTCACCTGTTTCTTTATTCACTACGTTGTAAGTTGGCATTAATCTATCCTCAAACATGGTTGGAGATCGTCCCATCCTTCGGGACACCCACAGTCTTCGCACCAGTCAAGTGCTTTAGAGACGATAGGGAATTGACACATGAATACTTTCTTACAAGCATTTGCAATGTCCATGTGCTCTTTTTGTGTGCCATGGGCAGACCTCAAATCAATATAATGAATCCATGATCGGACTGATCCAGTCATGTAAATTTTTGTTGGAGTTGCCAAAGGCAATACCATTCTAGCACATTCCTTAGCAATACCGTGTCTCAATAACTCATTGTATAAATCGAGACCTTCATTAAAATACTGTGCGATTCTACCTTGTAGGAAATACTTCTCCTCTTGTGGCACATCATCAATACTATTCTGTCTATTCTTATCGTCTTGTGACCTAAGATCAGGGACAGGGATCTCACCCTCAAACGATGCATACCGTTGTGAGAACTCTTGATATGTAAATGATCTATGCCTCAAAATTTGAGCTGCGATTGCCCTTGTAGTATTAATCTCAAGGGTCATGTGTGCCTGCTCAAATACAGACCAGTGTTGATGCTTCACACAATAAGATAGAAGTTTTTCTACCTTAGGATTATCTTGATTCTTAGGATTGCTTACTCGTGCAATATATCCCATGGTCTTTTCTGCGTCTGGTGTGACGCTGACCAAACATACTTTATTAGTCATGCTTAAAAATTAGACGTGCCATTACTAGTAATCCAAATGCTTTCAAGTAACTCAAGACAGGGAGACCAAACATCGCAGGCATGATCCAATTCCAAAAGAACATAAAAACAAGAGGAGATATAAACAATGCACCGAATCCTGCTACGATCTTACGACCTAGCTCTTCGTTGTCCATTCTTTGTACCTTCTCCATCCACTCCTCTGCTGTAGGAGTAGGTGCTGCTTTTTCTTCTACCTTCTTTGTTTTTCTTGGATCAATATAGACGCTCAAGATCTATTACCCCATTTGATTTCTGGAAATGCTTCTTTCACCACAGCTTCAGTGATGCGATACTTCTTATGTAGAGACTTATTAACTGCCTTTACAAATGCAACTGCGTCATCTTTATAGAGACCCTCCAACATTTGAATAAACATATTCTCTACCTTCATGTTAGGAAGTTTGTCTGCTCCCCCCTTGAAGAAATAATAAAACTTCTTTGCTTCTACAATCAGATTAGTATGCTCTGTCCCCAACGGTGCTTCGTTAGGAGTGTAAGGGACGTCTTCCCCCAGAGGCACACGAGGCACCACACTACTATCAAAGTTGATAATGAATAAGGTGCGTAGTGCCTGACTATTGTTATCACGAAGAATTTTAATCTTCTCTGCCTTTGTCTTAGCAGAGTGGGTCTTTTGTAAGACCTCACAAATCATAAGTTTTTGTGCCATGATTAATCATCAGTGTCAGTAATTGTATCATCTTCCTCAGTCAAACGCAAGTAAAAGAGATCATCCTCTACAAAGTTGCCGTCTGCATCATACATCTCAGGATGCATAACGATTCTAGCATAATCTGCTTTTTCTTGCCACTCATCAAACGCTGCTTTGATATTCCATGATACTAGGAAACCAACAAGAAAACTTCCGATCGTGAGGAAGAAGGCAACATAAAGAAAAGTAAATTCTGATCCCATTGGATTGCCTCCTTGACTGCTTAGCTTTATTTAGTAACTTTTTTTGTCTTCCTACCAGGTCTCCTGTCCCTCTCGTATTTCCATGCATCTTCAAGGATGCCATAGAGATACTTCCTGATCTTTCTTGCTTCTGGTTTAGGGATGTGTCCGTATGCTTCTCGCAATACTTTATCTC